AAAGGCAAAAATTCTTGACACCCCTATGGGTAAAATTGCCAAGAATTTAATTGACGAAGGAGTTAAGTTAGGTGTTTCATCACGTGGGATTGGATCAATTACTGAAAAGAATGGTGCATCCTATGTTCGTGATGACTTTATGCTTGCCACTGCTGCTGATATCGTAGCAGATCCTTCTGCCCCTGATGCTTTCGTTGAAGGTATTATGGAAGGTAAAGAATGGGTATGGAATAATGGAATTCTTACTGAACGTTATATCAGTTCAATTAAAAAACAATTGGACTCCGCAACATTATACAACATTCAAGAGCGCAAGGTTTCCGCGTTTGAACAATTCTTAAAAGGATTGTAATGTATAAATAAACTATAGCACAACTTTAAAGATTATATTAAGGAGAAATAGCACATGTCAGCATCAGTTGACCAGAAATTTAAAAGTTTCACAGAAGAAACTCTTGAGGAGAAAGCGCCAACTGATGGTGCCGGTAAAGCAGATGGCATGGTAGCTGCTACTATCCCTGCTCCTCAAGATACTGCTAAGGACAATCTGGGTGGTCCTACCAACCAGAACTATAAGCAGGACGACAACTCATCTAAAATTGAGAACAAGGGTACATCTAAAGTTAGCGACGTTAACACTAAAGGCGCTAAACCAGGTGATTCTGCCCCTGCTAAACTCAAGGAAGAAGAGGAGTCAACCGAAGAAGTAGTTGCTGAAACTACTGAAGTTGAGGCAGAGTTCAGTGTTGAAGAGGATGTAAATGCTCTGATCGCTGGCGAAGAACTTTCCGAAGAGTTCAAAGCAAAGACCAGAACAATCTTTGAAGCAGCAGTCAAGTCAAAACTTGCTGAAGAAACTAAGAAGATTGAAGAGTCATTCGAGGTACGTCTTACTGAGCAAGTCGAAACCGTTAAGTCGGAACTTGCTGAGAAAATGGACAAGTTCCTCAACTATGTTGCCGAAGAGTGGAAGAAAGAGAATCAAATCGAACTCCACAACGGCATCAAAATTGAAATGGCAGATTCCCTGATGAAGGGTATGATGTCACTTTTTGAAGAAAATCATGTACAACTCCCTGAAGAAAAATATGATGTTATGCAAGAGATGACAGACAAACTTGATGAAATGGAAGCAAAGCTCAATGAGCAAATTGAAACCAATATGTCTCTCAACGGTACAGTAAACTCTTTTGTTAAAGAGTCAATTGTTACCGAAGTTTCCAAAGGTCTTGCCGACACCCAAGCAGAGAAGTTCGCTTCCCTTGCTGAAGGCGTTGAGTTTGAATCTGAGGAGTCCTTTAAGTCAAAACTCGAAACCATTAAGGAAAATTATTTCCCTAAGGCAAAGGTAGAACTGAAGGAAGACATTGCAACTGGTGAAGTTGCATCCCCTGTAGAGGGTTCGATGTCTGCGTATGTCAACGCAATCTCCCGCTACGGGAATTAATTAAATTTTAACCACTTACTTTTAAATCGGAGAAACAAAAATGTTAGGCATGTCCCAACACCTCCAGGAAAAGTGGGCACCTGTTCTTGACCATGGCGATCTTCCTGCAATCGAAGATAACTACAAGAAAGCTGTCACTTCTATCCTGCTCGAAAACCAAGAGCGTGTAATTCGCGAAGAGCGTCAGATCCTGTCTGAAGCAATTCCTACGATGAGCACTGGTTCTAACGCTGCTGCTGGTGCAGGCGTTGGTGCTTCTGGTTTCAGTTCTGGCGCTGCTGCTGCTGGTCCTGTTGCTGGTTTCGACCCCGTTCTGATCTCATTGATCAGACGTGCAATGCCCAACTTGGTCGCATATGACCTTGCTGGCGTTCAACCAATGTCTGGTCCTACCGGACTCATCTTCGCAATGCGTGCGAAGTATGATGGTCAAGCAGTTGCTAACGACGAGACCTTCTTTAACGAAGTTAAAACTGGTCAGTCCGGTGCTGCTGGTACTAACCCCGCTACAGCACTTTCAGTTTCAGGCGACAACCCTGCTGTTCTTAATGACGCTGGTGGCGGTCAAGGTCAGTATGGCGTTGACGTTGCCATGGGCACCGAAACTTCAGAAGGTCTTGACAGCGATGGCGCTACCCCTGACTTCCGTCAGATGGGTTTCTCAATCGAGAAGATTGCCGTTACTGCTAAGTCACGTGCTCTGAAGGCAGATTACAGTATCGAACTTGCACAAGACCTTCGTGCTATTCATGGTCTTGACGCTGAGTCGGAACTGGCAAACATCCTGTCTTCTGAGATTCTTGCAGAGATCAACCGTGAGGTTGTTCGTACCATCTATAAGTCCGCTAAGACCGGTGCTCAGTTTGACACCGCTACCGCTGGTACTTTCGACCTGGACGTTGACTCCAATGGTCGTTGGTCTGTTGAGAAGTTCAAAGGACTTCTGTTCCAAATCGAGCGTGATGCAAACGCAATTGCACGCGAAACTCGTAGAGGAAAGGGCAACATGATCATGTGCTCTGCTGACGTTGCTTCGGCACTGGCAATGGCAGGTGTACTTGATTATGCTCCTGCTCTTGAGGGTAACAACCGTCTTGCAGTTGACGAAACTGGTAACACCTTCGCTGGTGTTCTTAACGGTCGCTATCGCGTCTACATCGATCCTTATGCAACCATCACCCGTGGTGGTTCAGCAGGTTCAGGTCAGTCCGGTAACCAGTACTACGTCATCGGTTATAAGGGTACTTCACCTTATGACGCTGGCATGTTCTACTGCCCTTATGTACCTCTCCAGATGGTACGTAGCGTCGGTCAGGATGACTTCCAGCCACGTATCGGGTTCAAGACCCGTTATGGCATGGTCCTCAACCCATTCGCAAAAGGCGAAGCTGCACTTGCAGACAGCAATCCTCTTGCTGCTGGCAACCTCGGCACCAACGCATACTACAGAAGAGTTTCTGTTGCAAACCTTATGTGATCCATCAGGATACACAAACACTGGACCCTTCGGGGTCCTTTTTTTATGCCTATAAATAATAGTGTGAAGGACCCAGCAAATGACCCTCTGTAACGAAAACTTTCTATCACCATCAGGTTTTAGATTAGACATCCCAGGTTTTAAAAGTATTGGATTTCAATGTACCAATGCTAATGTTCCTGGCATTAGTATGAATGGTCCAACTCAAGCAACACCATACAATGACTTCCAACTTGCGGGTGATAAATTAAATTATGAATCACTTGTATTAACTTTTTTAATTGATGAAGATTGTCTTAACTATTCTTTAATTCATAACTGGATGGTTGGTATTACTTACCCACAAAAATCTGATCAGTGGTATGAGTTTGCTGAACAAATGAGAGATAAAGATTTTGAAAATTCTTCTCAGTTAGATCAGATAGATCTATACTTAAATATCTTGAGCAGTAATTTTAATACTGCATTTAAATTGCATTTCTATGATGCATTTCCTGTAAGGTTAAATTCATTAGAGTTTAATACTGACATAACAGATATACAGTATTTAAAAGCAGAAGTAGAATTTAAATACACCTACTACAAACTTACCAATAGTAATGATAAGCAATTGACTTTATGAGTTTACATCAACAATTGATCGATGAATGGCACAAGGATTGTGTAATGAGTGATGACTTATGTGATGAGGCAAGACGAATTCCAATCCTACATGCTAAATGGTTAGACAAGTATTTAAGAATACAATTATTACGTAAAGAAAAAGAATACAACTATAACGTTCTGTATAGACAGAAGTATAGTTATTATATGGGCAGAGAAGAAACTGCACCTGAAGAAAGAATTATTAAAACAGAAGTTCCTATCTACATTAAAGGAGATGCTGATGTAATTAAAGCACAAGCAACTCTAGATCTATATGAAAAATTAGAGGATGCTCTAAAACAGGTTCTAAATAATATTAACAATCGTTCATTTCAAATTAAGAATGCGATTGATTGGTTACGATATTCAAGAGGAATAGATGAGTGATGTTATTATCCGAAAAAAGAATGAAGTATATCTTCAACTGAAAACCCCTCCACATATTTCATACGAATTATCTGACCACTTCACATTTGAAGTTGAAGGTGCTCAATTCATGCCTGCCTACAGGAAGAAATATTGGGATGGTAAAATTAGATTATTCTCTCCAGGCACAGGAGAGATCTATGCTGGACTAAGAGAGTATATTGAACAGTTCTGTAAGGAACGTCATTAAA